ACCTCCTCTCGGTTTGGGTGCTGGGGGCCTGTCCGCCGGCAGGCCCCCAGCGGTCTACTGGCCGGAAGTCCAGCCGTCGAAAGAGCAGTGCAGGACGCCGTTCGGGCCGCGTTCGAGCGGCTCGCCGTCGTTGGGGCAGGCAACCGGTGGGCCGGATTCGTCTGCCTGTCGGAGCGCGGCCGCTTCACGACCGATGTCCAGCAGCTGCTCCCAGCTCATTCGTCGTCCCGCACCGCTTCTTGCAGGCGTGCGACCAACTCGGGCTTGAGCCCGGCCGTGGACAGGCCCATCTGGTCGAGCGCGTCCTTGAGTTGTGGAACGGTCCACTTCTCGTAGTCGGGCTTGCTGACCAGTTCGGCCAGTTCGCCGTCCTCCTGCACCTCGGGCAGCGGCTCGAACGGGCCGCCCCGAATCTCGTCGACCTCGCCCGGTCCTTGGTCGACACCGCCAGTCGACACCGTCACATCGCTCGACACAGCGACGATCTCCCCTGTGCCGTGCTCGGACACGGATCCGTCCGGGGCGCCGAGGTTCTCGGCGGCAGACTTCGACGGGTCCCACGGCTCGGCGCCCTGTTCACCGACATAGACCGGCTTGTCGGGCGGGTCGGCGGCCGCGTTCGACGCTCCGCCGTGGACGGTGATCTTCGGCATGTCGGTTTCCTTCCTCAGTTCACCGGGCCACCTGACCGCGAGAGGGTGTCCGCACGGCTCGCACACGTACGTCGGCAGTTCCACTACGCCCATTGCCACCCGGCGCAGGGGCACCCGCTTGGACTGGCCGACGGCGCGGCATCCGTCCGTCGTGCAGGACACCGAAACCCCGAACGGCACACGGCCCACCTCGTCAGGGGCGAGTTCGGTAGACGAGCAGTGCGGGCACGCCGCTACGCCGATCGCGTAGCGGGTGCCGCACTGCCCGCACACCTGGAGCGACATGGCCTACGCCGCCACGACCGTCGCGCCGTCGTCGTACGGCACGTAGGTCAGGTACCAGGTGATCGCGCCGTCAGTCCCGGCGGAGACGTGTTCGATCTGCCCGACCGGCAGGTACAAGAGCCGGGACAGGCCGCCTGCGCCCTTCACGATCGACGACGCGGGTGCGCCGTCGAAGCCGAGGACGGTGCCCGCGGTGGTGTCGGTGGTGCCGATGTCGGTCGCGGCGACGATGTCCGACGTGTCGCCCGCCGTCGGGTTGATCTGAAGCTTGTAGGAGTTCGCGACCGTGATCGACGTGGTGACCACGCCGATCAGGCTGGTGACCGCGACCCGTCCGCCGGCGACCGTGAACAGCGGCACCGTCGTCGCGGCCAGGGTTCCCGTCGCCTTCGAGATCGGGTCGGTGCCAAGCAGCAGCCGCCTGTGCGCCTTGCCCGTAGTGGGAGTGGGAGCCATGGATCCGTCCTCCTAGGACAGCGGGGCTGCGAGGTTGGCCGGCGTGCGCTGCGCCGCGAGGTCACGCAGCAGGTAGATGCAGGTCGACAACTGGGCGTTGCTGCCCTCACCGCCGCTGTTCAGGCTGATGTAGTCGTAGCCGTCGGAGAGCTGCGTGGCCGCCACCTCGATGACGAGGATCTGCTCCTGCTCAGCGGAGGTGCCCGCGCCGCCCGCCTCGGTGATCTCGCTCGCCGCGGACTGCGTGACCCTGGTCCACGTCTCGTCACCGTCGAGCGTCGTCTCGCTCTTCAGGTAGTACGAGGTGATGATGTCCAGATCGGCACTGGTACCACCGGTGGAGGCCGTGTGCTGCTGGAGGTCGTAGGAGTGGTCGTCGCCGGCCGTACCGGCGGCCTTGACGACCAAGATCGTGCAGCCGCCCGCGTTGCGCAGCGACACACGCTTGCCCGTCTGTGCGGTCTGCGCGTCGACGGGTGACCAGCCGATGCTGATGTCGAAGGAACGACCGAGAGCGTCCTGTGCCATGAGAGGGGTTTCCTTCCGAGACTCGGGCGCAGGTCAGCGCGCGGCCAGTTCGACGAACGGGGAGAGGGTCGAGCCGCCGTTCTGCGGGGTGATGGCGGACTGCACCCACGGCCGGCCGTCGACCCGCTGGATGATCCGGAACGTGGTCTTGTCCGACCCGAACTGGTAGTCGGTGCTGGACGCGGCGGTCATGAGCTGCCGGTCACCCACCAGGTAGTAGGCGAGGTCCACGAACGCGATGTCGCCGCGGTTGCCGAGCCGACCGGCCTTCTCCGTCACGATGATCGGGCGGCCGAGCATGGTCGCCGGGCCGGGGCCCGCCGCGTTGACCAGCATCACCGGGGCGCCGCCGGTGCCGACGCTGAGCGCCATCGTGTACAGCTGCGGGATCGCCTCCGGCGACACGATCCACGCCGCCCGGTTCAGCGACGCGGGGAGCATCCGCGAGTACATCTTGATGATGTTCTCGATGTAGATCGTGTCCGCTTCTTGGCTGGTCTCGGCGTCGACCGGGATCGCGGCGTTGTTGCCCGCGCCCAAGAACCCGAGCGGCTCGCCCGCGCCGTTGCCGGTCATGAACGCGACGTCCTCGTACCACGCCAGCGCCTGCGGCCACAGCCGCTCGATCAGCGCGGTGAAGCTGATCAGGCTGTCCTGCAGCAGCTCGGACGGCACGGCGGACAGGCCGGTGAGCTTCTTAGCGTCGAGCGTGATCCGCCCGAACTTCGCCGACGAGTCGGTGAGCGGCGCGCCTTCCTCGCCCCAGTAGGCGATCATGCCGCCGAACACGCTGGTCGCGTTGCTGGTCGAGTCGATCATCGGGAACGGCACGCGGGCCGTCTCCATCGGCACGACCGTCGCCAGCGGCCTCACCACGGCCTGCTCAAGCGCGATCTCCAGCAGCTGCGATCGCAGCGTCTCCGGCACGAGGAACCCGCCGTCGGACGGCACGACCGATCCGAACGCGTTGCTGATCTCGGCGCGCTTCGCCTGCGCTTCCGGCGTGGTGTTGAGGTGCCAGATGTTGTAGATGTACTCGTTGGACGAGGCGAACGCCTTGTCCAGGACGGCACCCGGTGCCTGCGGGTTGTGCGCGGTCGCCTGCTTGTAGCTCGACAGCATCCGGCTGGTCTTCGCGGACCGGGTCTGCGGGTCGAGGTTGAGGCGCTGGATCTGCGCCTGGCCGTCGGCGTCGACCTCGTTGTCCTTCAGCATCTGCGCCAGCGCACGCTGCGTCTCGGCCTTGACCTGACGCTGGATCTCGGTGCCGTCGCCCTGCTGCTGGTCGGCGTACGCCTGCACCCAGCCGCCGAACGCCTCCCGACCTGCGTCGAAGACGGCCTTGAGCTGGGTCGGGTCGGCCACCATCTCCGCGAGTTCGTCGGAGTTGCGCGGCACCGGCACGCCAGGCGGCGGGGTGAGGGTGGCGCGGTTCGTGATCCGGCCGACCCGGTTCGGGTCGATGCCGCGAGCGGCGATGCGTGCGCGCTGCCCCGGCGAGAGGGTCTTCCTCATGTTCAGGCCCCCTTCAGGGCTTCGGTGAGACGTGCGAACTCGTCGTCCGGAGACGGCGGGGCGGTCAGCGGGGCAGTGAGTTCTGCCCATGGGTCGGAGGCGGGATCCGGGGTGGCGTCGACGGAACCGTCAGCGGCATCGGTGGCACCCGTCACATCGGCCGTGCCGCCAGCGATGGCGTTCGTGTCAGGCGCTGTGACGTCGGTTCCGGTGTCGCTTGGCGTGACGGCGGAAGCGGGGGCGTCCGACTCGGTTTCCGGCACCAGGTCGCCGGTTTCGGCTCCGGTCTCGGCGGCATCCGTCGTCTCGTCACTTTCGACGTCGACCTCGCCCCGTCCCATGGATGCGTCGGCTTCGTGAGACACGTCGGGCACGGCTTCGGCCTCGGTAGCGAGGACAACGCCCTCCGTGCCGACATGCCCCGCACGGACAGCATCCACTGCGTCTTTGACGGCTTGCGCCAAGAGGTCGTCCGAGCGTGTGCCATCGGAGCGAATCTCCAGCACGACCGGTGCCCCTGCAGCAGCGAGCTGCGGTGCAGGCGCGGCCGCTCGCCCCTGGAACCGGAACGCGTACAGCGACATGTCCCAGCGGGCAGCGACCATCTGCCCGCTGTCGTCGTCTTCCGCGACCACGAGGTCGTACACCCGGTCCGCCAGGCCGGCGGCAACCGCTTCGGTGCCCGTGTACCAGGTCTCGGCACGCATCGGCTCACGCCACTGGGCCGACGTGCCACCTGCCTGCTGCGCGTAGATCCCTGCGATGTTGTCCGAGTACCGGTCGAGGAGGTCGGCGAACGCTCGCAGTTCGGCGGCGTTGCCGAACTCGATGCCCATCGCGTCGTGGATCATGACCTGCGCGAACTCGGAGATCAGTACCTCGTCGCCCGCACACGCGATGAAACTGGCTGCACTCGCAGCGAGGCCGTCGATGTAGACGGTCACGTGTGCCCGGTGCTGTCGCAGCGCGTTGAAGATGGCGAGACCGTCGTCCACCTCGCCGCCCGGCGAGTTGATGTGCACGTCGAGCTGGTCAACGTTGAGCGCGTTGAGCTGCTGCACGAACTCGTTCGCGCTCGTGCCCCAGTAGCCGATCTCTTCGTAGATGTAGATCGCCGCACGGTTCGGCTGATCCACGAAGTTCCTGATTCGGAACCACTCGCCGTTCGTCGGTGCCTGGGCGTCACACGTGCAGGCGGTCGGGTGCCCGGCCGCGCGCTCGCGGGCAGCCTTGGTCCGCGCGGCGCGGGTACCTGGACGGGTCATGGTGTCCTCCGTGCTCCGTGTGGGCACGACGGCCCCGATACGTCGGGCCCTCAACCGGGTTCGCCTGCCCATCACGCACCACCGTTCGTGGTCTGCGGACGCCAGACGCCCGCCACGGTGCCTCGGCAGCGGATGCCGCCTTCGCAATCCACGTAGCCGGTGAGGGGGTAGAGCTTGTACAGGGGTGCGAGGTCGTCAGTCGTGCAGATGAACCGGCCGTCGATCTCGAGGCAGCGAGAACACGTGTTGAGGTCCATCACTTCCTGGGCGTACAGCGAGCCCACAGGGCCGGCCGCGAAGGTCGCGAACCTGCCCGCATTGACGGCGCCGTGCAGCGCCCCACCGAGCACGCGCCGCGGCTCGGCGTCGGTCAGCGACTCCAAGTGCTCGCGTACTTGGTCCACGACCTCGTCGGCGGCAGGCTCCGGACCGGCGACACGCTGCGCCTCCCGCGCGGCCGACGTCGCCAGTCCGCGCGCCAGCAGATCCACAGTGAGGGTCGCGTCGTCGGCGTAGTCGCCGCGCGCGGGCCAGACGGGGTCGAGTTCGACGTCCTGCGCGGCGGCCTCGTCCACGACCAGGCGGGCCGCGGTCTCGCCGAGCAGCAGCATCGAGTCCTGCACCATCCCGGTGGCCGTAGCTGTGGTGACCGACAGGTCGGCCAGCTGGGTGCGATCGCCCGCGCGGAAGATGCCGAGGATCTGCGTGACCAGCTGGCCGATCCAGTCGGTGACGACGCTGGCCCACTGGGTCAGCAGCAGGGCGAGAGATGCGGTGAACGCTTCTTGTGTGGCCGACAAGTCGACCTCGGGCGGGGCCTCGTCATCTGCCACATTGCGGATGAGCCCGGCGACGATGCCGCTCCACTGCGCGTCGACGTCGGCAGGCGGCAGCGCGGCACGCTGCGGGCCTTGGGTTGTGATGCGCTCTCGCCACGGGAAGTCGGGTAGCCCAGCCCACTCGAGTACCGCCTGCGGGTCGCCGCCCTCGCGGATCAGTGTGACGGCCGCGGTCGCGCGCGATTCCCGCTCAGCGTTGTCGGCGTCCGCGTCGGCCGGGACCGGGGAGTCGTAGTCGAACTCCAGGTCTCTGGCGGTGTCGCCGTACAGCGGCAGCAGGTCGTTGTTCAACGCGCCCTTGATGCGCTCCAGCCTGGGCACGACGAGCCACTTGGCGAACACGTACTCGCCGATCTCGGCGTTAGACCGGTTCACGTCCTCGGTGACGCCGAGCATGCTCTTGGGAAACCCAAAGGCTTCCATGATCGTGTCGCGGGCAACGGCACGCAGTTCACTGAACTGCATGTCGCGCATGCTGAACGTACGGGTGACCCACTTGCCGTGCTCGATCACCGCGACCCTGTGAGCGTTGGCGACGCCGCGGTGCTGCTCGTTCCAGCGGCGCGTCATGGTGTCGAACTCTTCGTCCTGCAGGGTCCGAGGCACCTCGATGATCCCGCCGGGCTCCGCGGAGTTGCGGAAGAAGTTGCGGTTCCACTCGGCGGTGTAGCGGATGCTGTCGAGGTCGACCAGCAGCGCCTGAACCGGGCCGAGCCCGCGGTACGGGTCGAGAGGGTTGGGCATGCGGAGGTGGATGACCTCGTGCAGGCCGAGGGGGATCGCACCGCCGGTGTCCGGGTCGGCGTAGTTCCAGCCGACCAGGAACTTGTTCGGGTCCGGGTCTGGGGTCATGCGGTCCGGGCGGACCGGCCACAACTCCAGTGGCAGGTTCTTCGCCCGCTTGTCGTAGGCCACGACCCACGGGGACTCACCGGTCAGGTCGATGTGCTGCGTCGAGACCTCGACGAACTCCTGCCGCGGCATGAACGGGTTGGGCTTGGTCCACAAATCCAGTGCGGCGTGCGAGGTGACCTCCTCGCGGTCTTCCTTCTTGCCGGACTTCGCTTTGCGGTACAGGTGCCAGTCGACCTGCGAGGTCGCAGTGCTGGTCCGGTTGACGATGCCGAACAGGGTGCCGACTGCGCCGAACGCCTTCATCTGCGCTTCAGCGGTGTTGGGCTGGCCGCCGCCGAACAGGCCGCGCAACCCGCCTTGCCTGCTGGGGGCGAGAGGCACCGGCGCCTTGTTGAGGATCGGTCCGAGGAGGCTTCTCATTGGCCGAGTCCCTCGACCACGAGCAGAGCCACCCCACCGGCGATCAGGCCAGCTGCCGTGCCGACGCCCGCACCGAACAGGACGGCGAACAGCGTCCATAGGCCGGCGACGATCGAGCCGAGCCCGGTGAGCACGAGCGCGGCGGTGCGTTGGATGCGGTACTTCCGGAGATTCACCGGCACCCCCAGGAGCCGGTGACAGAGAAGGACGCCCGTCCCCACCCCACGCAGGGAGCGGGCGCCCAGACCTCGACGCGGCCACCAGTCCGCGCGGCATACGCGCCGTTCGTGCAGGTGGAGGCGGCCAGCATGGCGTCAAGGTAGATCGGCTGTCTCACGTATACAAGCCGCGCGTGAGACGGTCGTCTATGCTGTCTACCAGCGCAAACAATCGTCCGTGGTGTCCATTGTGTCTACTGCGGAAGTCCCCGCCGAGGAGCCGCTATGACCCCACGCCAGGACCGCCGGAGACCCACCTTGGACGAGGTGCGGGCATCGCCAGCGACGGTCAGCGTGGAGTTCGCCGCGCTGGCCGTCGGCATCAGCCGCGCCTACGCCTACAGGCTGCTGCAGCGCGGCCAGTTTCCGGTGCGGACCAGGCTCGTGGGATCGCGGCGAGTGGTGGTGACCGCGGCGCTGGTCGCCTACCTCGATGGGCCGACTCCGCCGGTCGCGCGCGCTACCCAAGCGCCGCCTGTGGCTGGGCGGTAGCACCGAGCAGGCGGCCCCGCTTCTGTCCCCCGGCAGCGGGGCCGTCGACTATCGTGAGCGCATCGCACGCTGGGACGGCTGGCAGTACACCGGCCGGAAGCGAGGGAGCCCCGCGCGCACGCCGTCCAGCCGGTCAGGGAAAGACCCGGGGCTCCCACCACGGCGTGGTAGTTCAGCGGCCAGAACATCGCCCCGCATAGCGGGAGACAGTCGCCGGTTCGAGTCCGGCCGCGCCACTCACCCGCCCATGAACCGCACCCTCGGCCGGCCGCTCAGGTCCCGTTCGGCGACGACGTAGCGGGTCTCGTCCAATCCGTCATCCCGCTCCTTCAACGGCTCCTCCCCCTTCGCTTTCGCCGGGTTCCAGATGTAACCGCCGAACTCGTCCGCCGTGCACGTCGGGGCCTTCTGCTCAGCCAGTTGCTCGTCTCGTTCCACGAGCGAGTTCTGCATGATGAACAGGCGCGGGCGCCCGTCACCTGCCACCTTCAGTCGGGCCGCGACGGCTTCGATGCCGACTTTCACCGACTTGTGGGCGGGGGTGGTGGCGATGCCGAGGTGTCGTTCGAGGGTGGCGGCGTCCTCCGCGTCGTGGTCACGCACGATCGCCCGCGGCCTCGGCTCGGTCCACTCGCGCAGCCCGTGTTTCACGTCGTCGCGGATGTCGTGCGCGGTCAGCACCGCCCGGTCCGGTACACCACCCACGGGGCGGGTGACCTGCAGCAGGATGTCGCGGGCGTGGTCCTCCACGAGTCGTTGCGTCCGGTAAATCTCGCGGTACTTGTACAGGCGGCCGTCCGGGTCTTCCGCCCACCATCCGCAGACGAACGGGTGGGTGAACCCGAAGTCCACTCCCCACCATCTGGTCCACGAGTCGGGGATGACGAACGGCTTGACGTGGTGCAGGTCCGGATCCCAGCCGTCGTAGATGACGCCCTCGGCCGCGGCCCAGATCCCGTCACGCAATCGCAGCCGGCGGACACCGGTTAGGGCGTCGAGCTTGGTCATGTAGTCGCGGCCGGCGTCGGTGTAGCTGCCGTCGGCGTTGACGTATGCCGGGTTGTCGGCGTGCTTGGAGATCAGCATGGTCATGGTGCCGTGGTCGCAGCGCTGCTTGATCCAGTGCGTGGGATGCGCCGGGTTACAGGCGAGGATGATCTGCTTGCTGCGCAGCGCTGTGCCGCGGATGCGGGACACCAGCGTTTCGAAGGCGTTGATCGTCATCTCCGTGGCCTCGTCACAGAAGATGATGTCCAGCTCGGCGCTCAGGAACTTCTCGGGCCGGTCCAGGCCACCGACGACGATCGTCGAGCCGTTGCTGAACCGGTAGGCCGGGGGTTGACGGCTCGACCCACCGAACCACTTCACCACGCCGAGCGCGAGCGCCTCTGCCGCGATCTTCGATTCGAACGTGATGAGGGTGGTCGACGTCAGCGAAGCGTGGGTTTGCCGGACGATCAGCGCCCTCGTATTGGGGACCTTCAGGCAGGTGACGAACACCTTGTACAAGGCGGCCACTGACTTGCCGGTGCCAGCGCTACCGGCGATGCAGACCTCGTTGCCGGTGAAGGCGAAGAGGTCGCGGGCGGCACCGCGGGGTTCGTAGCGGATCTCGACCGCAGTCACAGCACACCCCCACCACGTTCATGCAGGTGGGGGCTGCGTCTGTCCGGTCAGAATAAGCGACCCGACTACTCGCACTCCTCGTCTTCGGCCACCGGCTCGGAGTCGATGACGGTGCACAGGGCTGGCCGGATCGACGGCAGGTGGTCACCGGCCTGCGGCGGGTCGTCCCACGTGCGGCAGGTGCCCGGGTCGACACACGTGCCGACCACGAACGCGCCGCGCGGGCTGTGACCGTGGATGTGCGCGGTCATCCACGTGCCGTCGGTGAAGTCGACTCGCACGGTCTTGCCGATCAGGTCCACATGCGTCATCAGGCGCCGCCGTCACGGTCGAGCAACCCCGCCGCGCGGGCCCGTTCGAGGAGGGCTGGGCTGATGAGGTAAGCGGCGGTCTCGCCGTTCTTCGTCACTTCGACGGGGCGTCCGGCGTGCGCGACCCTGCCCACCACATCAGTCCAGTTGCGCCGGAGTTCCATCGCGGTGGTTCGGACGATCCCACCGGACAGCAAGTCCTGCGTCACACGTGGTCGCGGGTTTACGGAGTGACGGACATTGTGCACAGGCTGTTCGATCTGTATGGCAGCCGCTTCAGCGGCTTCCGCCGCAGCCCTACTGGGGTGCCAGTCAACAGTCTGCCGGTGGACCTGCGGCCACCATGTCTTCTGCTTCAGGTGCTGACTCCAACGGCGTCCGACATCGTCGGAGATGCCGACGTACAACAGAACGCCGCCGGCGTCGATCAGTCGGTAGAGCGCAACGCGGGCATCCATCAGCCTTCACCGGCCGACTTGGCGTCGCTCTTGGTGACCTGGCGGATCTGCTCGCGGGTCCACACGTGGTTGGTGGCTCGGAGGACCTCCGCTTGCTTCATGCCGCCGTCGGTCATGGCGGTACGGACGGCCGCGGTGAGGCGTTCGCGGGCTTGGTCGAGCTCCGCCTTGGCTTTGCGGTAGGCGTCGGCGAGTTCGCCGAGCTGCGTGGGGTGATCGGTGGTCATGCACCCATCGTGCCACAAGTCACTTGGCCAATCCACTTGCCAATGCCAAGTGACTATGCCAAGCTACTTGCATACCGAACGACGGAGGACACGATGACCACCACGACCGCAGCCCACGCCATCACCGCCAAGTGCACCCGCTGCGGCCGTACCCTCCGCGCCGCCAAGTCGATCGCCGCCGGCTACGGCCGCGGCTGCCAGGCCAAGATCCGCGCCGCCATCAAGGCCAAGGTTGTCGCCGAGTTCAAGCCCGCCACGGTCGAGAAGGCCGAGCAGCTCATCGCCGACGGCGGCATCGTCGCCATCACGACCAAGGCGTTCCGCGTGACCTCCACCGACGGCACCGGCCGCTACCTCACCGCCCCGCAGGCCTGCAACTGCAAGGCCGGTTTGCGCGGCATCCACCCGTGCTACCACCGCGTCGCGGCCGCCATCCTCGCCGCCGCCTGACCGGAAGGACCACCATGACCACCAGCACCAACGACCTGGACTTCGAACTCCGGGACACGACCATCGCCCGCACGGTGCGCCTCACCCAGGGCCACATCGACCGCGGCCGACTGCCGGTGCCCCCGGCCATCCGCGCGCAGCTCGCGCCCGGCGAGACCATCACGGTCACCCTCTACTTCAACCCGGGCTTCCGGCAGGTCGGGGCGTGGCACACCGAGCAGCAGGGTGCGACGCTCACCGGCGTCACCTGGCCCGCCGAGATCACGCCCGACCTCCGGGCCGACGTCTCCGTCCAGTGGACCGACGGCCACACCCGTCGGGTCGTCGTGGTCGCCGAGGTGCTTGAGCCCGAGCCCGCCCCGGTCCGCCGCCGTCGCCGCACCCGCGCCGCCGCCAAGCCGATCGCCGCGCCGGTCGCCCCGGCCGTGCAGGGCAGCGAGGTCGTGTCCCGCGAGATCGTCGCCACTGCCCAGGTGCACGGCGGCACCCGCGTGATCGAGTTCGCCGTTGTCCGCCACACGCTCGGCCAGCGGACCTGGTCCACCTACCGGGTCGCGGCGTACGACTCCAACCACCGCGACGTCCACGACTCGCTGGGCACCGGCCCGGCGGACACCCCGGCCCAGATCGACCAGGCCCGTGCCGACGCGGCGAGCCTGCTCACCCTCGGCAGCGACCCGTCGTACTGCGACTGCTGGTCCGGTTGGGACCCGTACTGCGGTAAGGCCGGCTGCTGGGGCGTCGTCACCCGCTGACTGAACCGCCGTGGTGGGGCGCGGATCGGGACGCGCCCACGCCACGGAGGTTCAGTCGGACCACCGCAGACCTACAGGAGGAACGTTGACGAACGCCGCACCCAACCCGCCCGTGGTGACCTTCCACGCAGAGCCGGCGGGCATCTCCCGGGTCGACGAGTACGGCAGGCTTGAGGAGAGCGCGGACCTGTCCGCGTCCTACACGTGCGCGATGCGCCACGTCCCCGAGCACGAGGGCGCGCTGGGCTGGCGTGAGCGCGAGAACGTGGAGACCAGCCACATCGGGATGGAGTGGCAGCCGTTCTACGCGGTCCAGCTCCCCGGCGAGACCGAGCCGCAGCGGTTCTGCGAGGACGACGCGCGCTGGATCACGCTGGCTGCCGAGTACCTCCTGGCGGAGGACTCCGCCTGAGTTGCCGTGGTGGGGCGCGTTCGGGGGACGCGTCCACGCCACGGCAGCTCAGCCGGAACCACCGCCGCACAGGAGGAACACCTTGTCGAACACCGCCACCACCTCGGCCGAGCCCACCCAGACCGAGGTCGACGTCCAGCAGCTCATCGCGATCATCGAGAACAACCTCGGCGACGGCGGCCGGCCGCTGATCAAGGCCGACCGCTGATGGCGCTCTGCGAAAAGGGCCAGCCATGCTCTGTGAAGTTCCCCAGCCGGCGGTTGGAGCGTAACCGCGATCAGCGACGGAGTGGGATCACTCCATCGGGTGCTGCGATGGGCATCTGGGGCCGAGCCGCCTCGGGTGTCGTGAGCAGGGCGACGATGGTGACGGGTCCGCCGCAGTGGGGGCATTCGCGGTGCGCGGCGGGTTGTGGGAGGTGTTCGACGAGCGCCGGCTGCATGGGTGTGCCCGCCGGCGTCGGGCCGCCACCGACGACTCGTGTTTCGGGGACGAACTCGCCGCGTTCGCGTCGACCGGCGGCTGTGCTCTTGCAGCGCTTGGAGCAGTAGACGCGGTGACGGGCCTGGCGGCCGGTGGCGGTGAAGGTCTCCCAGCAGATGGGGCAGGTCTTGGTGACGGGCTCAGCCGGCATGGTTCACCGCCTTGCGTAGTTTGTCCGAAGTGGACTGGTGGGAACGCAGCCGGTAGGAAGGTCCGTCGATGCCGACCACTGCGGCGCGGTGGAGTAGTCTGTCGAGCATCGCGGCGGCGACGGTGGCGTCACCGAAAGCCGTTGCCCAGTCGGCGATTCCGACGTTCGTCGTCAGGATCGTCGAGCTTTTCAGGTAGCGCTGGTTG